TAAAACGGCTTTAAAGCAATCCAAAGAAGGATATGTACTGACCCTTGCCGTCCATCCCGATGACATTCCTGACGACCTCATGCGCGATTTTGTGGGGTCCAGGTATGTTGTTGTGATGGTCCGGCTGGGTGACAACGAGATGCCAATGGTTCGAGAAGACGAGTTCCCAGGCGACATGGCTGTAAAAATAGCAGGCATGTTGTGTCGGGACAAAGAATTCTGGGAATGGCTCAATCGCAAAGAATGGTTGATGGAGAAGAACGAGGCCGCTTGTGCAGAGTGGCTGTGCTCTTACCTTGATATTGAGTCCAGAAAAGAGCTCAAAACCAATCAGGAAGCGCGTACTTTGTTCAACCAGTTACGCTCGAGTTTTGAGCATTGGAGGAAAGAATGAGACACAAACACGCAGATTTAATTCATGCTTGGGCAGAAGGTGCAAAAATTCAATCCAGAGCTGATGGTGGTATTTGGGAAGATAGGGATTACCCTTCTTGGAGTCCAGATTGGAAATACAGAATAAAACCAGAGTCTAAACCAGATTTTGTACACAAAACCAGAATAGTAATGCTTGAAAAATACGGGTCCGTTGAATTTAGTTTTGGTCCAAGTAATCTTCAACTTACTTTTGATGGTGAAACAGGAAAATTAAAAAATGCGGAGGTTATAAATGAGTGACAAACTAATCCCGTACAGTGTTTATCTGCCGTCGGAATACTACGACAAGATCAAAGATCTGGCCAAAGAGAGAAAGGCCTCTGGTCTCATCCGAGACGCCATCTGCATGATCCTGGACGGTGACGATGAGTTCAAGGCTGGGTACAACAAGTGTGTCAGAGACGCCATCAAGGTGATCAAAGACAACAAGGACATTAAACACCTGGCCGTCAAGAACGGTCCTGTGTCTGATGTGCTCACAAAACAAATGTTGAAGTTGTACAAATGAGAACCGCTCATGCAATAGCCGTCTTCATCTCACGCGAGCTGGAGGACGCAATTCTGGAAGAGCCAACGGAAGTCTTTTTGGCTTTTGCTGGCCTCTTTTGCAGCATGGGGGTGCGCATGTGCGTGCCGGAAGATGATGCCATGAACCTCATTAAAAACGTCTACAAGGACGTTCTAGCCGACTCTATAGGGGAGATGCACTGATGGAAGACAGAGAAAACTTTAGGGCTCTTGCGTCCATGTTTGCGCTCAATAGACTGGCGTATATGCATCACACGCAGTACCCCAATGAAGAACGCAATAAAGAAATAGCAGCTCAGGTTGCAAAACACGCCGTCATGTTTGCCGATGCTTTACTGGACGAATTAGAACCAACGGAGGGGATCGTAGCCCTCAAGAAAAGGAAGAAGAATGTATCGGAGTAGACCGCTATTGAACGCCTGTCGTGAGCTGCCTTGCCAGCATTGCGGCACCATCGACGGGACCGTCATTGCGGCGCACTCTAATCAGCTCAGAGACGGCAAAGGACGCGGGCTAAAGGCCCACGATTACCGTGTTGCGTCACTGTGCTACACCTGTCACATGGAATTGGACCAGGGATCAAAACTCTCTAAACAAGAGAGGATTGATATGTGGGAGGAGGCCCATCGCAAAACGATAGGTCTCTTCTTTGAGCGCGGTTTTATCGCTGTCTCTGAATCTGGGCAACTTGGTCGTTAAATCTTTTCATGATGTCAACCTTTGCTGCCTCAATTTGACGAACCTGACTTAAAGGTATTTTGTTTTGCAACATTGCCTTTTTTTCTTGGTTCATCTTGTTGACCTGATTATTTACATCATTGGCGGCCATATACAAGCGAGCAGCTGGATTCTTGCGCATAAATAAAGACGGGTCCTGATTTGAAGATTGCAGGTTCTTTATTTCATTTCCATACTGATTCATCAACGTAATATTGTTATAGAACTTATCTTGAATGGCTGATGGACTAAGCGCGTTTCCATAAAAGCGGCCAACAAGTGGCACGCGATAGGACGGTAATGGCTCGCTTGTGAATGGAGCTTTGAGCACTTCACCGGCTTTAATGGCCTCGCGCACAGCTCCGCCACCGATTTGTCCAGCGTAGTAATCCAACTCGTCGGCCGTAGGGCTGATCTTGCCTTTTGTAAACTGAGTACCAGCTGGAGAGCTGATGTAATTCAAGAAGTGAGCAACGGCCTGGCTGATGGTAGACGCATTCTCGCGGCTGCGCATAAATCCTGGCGTTGGTTTTGTTGCCATGTCTTCTTTGTAGATGGGGCGGCCAAACGCATCTTTATTCGTTGCAACAGCTGCAAACGGATCAATAACGGTTGGAGAAACCATCTGAAGGAGTGATCCTCCACCTAACGGATTAAACGCGTCAGCAAACAATGTTGCGACTTGAGCAATGACATCCGGCATATCTCTCTTGCCAGTGATAGCATGGTTTTTCGCAAGTATGTATTCGGTTGCAATCCGAGCAACACCTGGAAGCACATTAAACCCTTGTGGCATTGGTAATGTTTGGTACTTCTTGTTGCCAAGAGGAATGATGAAGTTTTTGTCGCGCACATAATCTGGCGGTTCATCTGCATCGAATCCAGCCCTTGCCATCATTAAAGCCTGAACAACTCCAACAGCAAGGCCGCCAGCAATTATTTTTCTACCTGCTGGTCCTGATAGAGTTTTGCCAACCATAACAGTACCTTGAACAGCGGGGCTGAAGAAGGCATAAAGCGCAGACAATACAGGAGTCATATGACCCTTGCGGTTGAAGTTAACCGTGATGTTTTTTCCAAGACTTGCAGCGCGTTCTTCGCTGATATTCATGTCTCTTGCAACTTTATAAACGGCTAAGCGAACCGCATTTTCCATTGCGTCGTTATAGTCAGACAACAGGTCAAAGACATAGCGAGCTTTTTTCATTGCCGCACCTTCTGTCTTCTTCTTCCATTCTCTTTCAATAATGGTTGTGTCTTTGCCGCTAAATGATCCTCTTGCAAAGGCTTCGCGATATCCAGTCGTTCCGCCAGCCCTTCTGAACTCGTTAAAAAGATTAGACCAATATGCGGCCGATTCTTTGTCTTGTCTAGCAAGACGCTCGTTCATGTAAATACCAACCATTGCTGGGAATATATTCTTCAGCACTTCTTTTTGCTTGCCAGCCAAAGGAGTATTGGTTAGATTAAGAATTGCACCTTGAGTATCTCGAGCAAAGTTGATGACACCAAAAACTGGATTGAATTGAGTGTTTACAGATGCAAACCAACGGGTGAGTAAGGCAGTTGTGCCAAGCACGTTACCCAGTGTTTGAGGGTCAAGATTACTCAACGAGGCCGCCATTCTCATGGCTTTCTCATCTTTTGTATTAAAGAAAACGTAGCGATCTTTGCCGTTGATGCGAACAGGGAATACGTTATCGCTGTTTCTAAGTGCTGCGTTAATCCTATAAACCACCTTGCCGGTCACTGGATCAATGCTGGGTGTGGTTGGCTCTTGAATGAAGTTTTGTGCAACATTAACAGGCAAGCCCATGCTGACCAGCTCTCTGTACAAGGCGGTCTTGTCTTTGATTGCATCGGGATTCACAGGCAACCAAAAGTCTGGATTGGGGTTTTGCAATGCCAAGCCGTAAAGCGCACGACCAATACGCGCTTTTTCAGAGCGAATGATTGCGCTCTCACGCTGCATAGCTATATTGGCCAGGATGTCTACAACAGTCTTAGTTGATCCGTATGCGCGTTTAGATGCCGATCCCTTGACCTGGAAGCCCTTTCCAAGACCAGAGCCGTGGTGCTTAAAGTCAAGCTCTTCCTGATCCCTCATTAGTGGAACATAGTGCTTGTATGCGTTGTTCCAGTTATCAATAACGTCTTGGGTTTCAAGTCCGTTCTTTACAAGAATCTTTTGCGTGTCTTGAATGATTGCGTCAACCTTATTGGCTACTAATGCAAGATCTCGTGCTTTTGCACTTTTAAGGCCTTTAAAGTAATTTTTAGCGGCCAAAGAAGAAACGCCAGATCCAGGGTTTTGATCTACATCTAAAAACCTGTCGTTGATCTTTGCAATAGCATCGTTGCGCTCTTCTGCGTGGCGGTTATGAAGATATTCTTCGAGCTCGGGAATAGTAAGTCCATATTCCAATAAATCAGTAATGATTGGGTTTAAATCATTGCGCAGAAAATCTTTGATCGCTGTTGCTGTACGGCCGTGGTACAGCTCTTCTTTCATATAAACATCAAACGCATCATCAATTGCGCCAATGCTTTTCTTGATTGCCGCTTGCACTTTTCTTGTGTCGACATGTTTGTCCACAATGGCGTGGTCAATCGTGTCAATCAAATGGCCAATTTTTGTTTCCGGCTCAAGTTCCCAGCGAGAATTTCCAACTGGTTTACCGTAAATATTTCGTTTGGGAGGGGGGAGACCTGGGAATAATTGCCCTTGTGGTCCTATAGGAGTTCCTCCACCTCCTTGATTGACTTGGCCGGGGCCACCAGCTTGTCCAGCTGTTGGTACAGGGAGTAGGCTTCCTTGTCTCCCTCCTGCTTGTACAGCTGAAGGTTGGTTGACACCCACCCCTTTAGCTGGTCCAGATGTACTTGAGGCTGAGGATTTGCCGTAATCTTCAAGAGACTTTGAAGTGTTCTGTGTAGTAGATTTTCCATATGCTTCCTTCATTGCAGCAAATGCGGATTCATGACGAGCCAAGGTATCCAATATGGCATCGCGATAATAATCAAGCATACCACTATCTGCAAGATAGTTGGCAACTTTTATCATCTGACTGTTGTGCCCCACGCCGTGGTCCATGTCTGCCGTGTGGGCAATCTCATGGATCATTGTGTTGAGGATGGTCTCCCTGGCGCTAAACAAGCTTTTCTGTCCAAAATCATAGAACGGGTTAACAAACACGCCCTTATATGGAACTCTGATGTGTACACCACCATACTTTTTATCAATTGAAATACCGCCAAAGAAAAGATTCTCAGGCTTGAGCATGTCGTATCTGTATAGGCCGCTCTTGGAAAGATCTTCTTTCATCTCAACCAACAATGTGCCCAGCTCTGCAAAGAACTTTTCTGGATCACCGTACTGCCTGCCAATCTCAAGATAATCAACGTTTGTGTTGTTGTGAAAAACTGGCAACTTTGGATCCTGCTTCATCTCGAGCATGAAATCGGCCATCTTTGGCGCTTCTTTTTCAGCCTTGAAAGTGGATTCTTTCTTTTGATCTTCTGGCTTAACCAACTCTTTGCCGGTTTTTGTCTTAACAAAACCATCGCTCACATAAATTTCTTTTGGTACAGCTGGTGGTTCAAATTTCTTTTCGTTTGCACCGCTTCTTGTATCAAAAGCTTTTTTGAGTTTTTTAGATGCATCTGCCACATCTGCGCCAGCCTCAATACGAGGCATTGAAACAATGCCCTTGAAGTTTTCTTGCAGGTCTTTGGCTTCATTGCCCATTGCCACTTGTTTTAAGTATTGGCCAAGAGACTTGATGTCTTTCTCTATGCGCGCCTTGAAACGCTCGCGGCTGTTTTCAAATGGATAATCTGGGTGTTTCGCATCTACATCTGGTTTGACGTTGATCAGGATATCATAGGGAATGACCTCTGAATCATTTAAAGCGAAGTCATTCTTAAATTGATATACGCCGCTGGACAAAACTTTGTGATTTGGCCTATTTGTATATCCGCTTGATTCTTTTCTTTCAACACCAAAATAAACATCTGCATCACCCCACGAGAAGTGAACAGTTGTTAACTTGGGCATTTTGTCTTGATTGAAATTAACACCAATTGGTAACGTTTCTTTTTCACCATTGAAATCAACGTTAACTTCGACAGGACCAACAAGCGGTTGAGTCAATGCGTCAAGTGATTCTATGCTCCAAGGAAACCAAATGCCTTTTTGTTCGCCAGTTTTAGGATCGGTGTAATTTTCTGGAATGGTAACTGTTACAGATGTGCCATGCTCTTTTTCTGGAGCTTTGGTTTTCTTGATATCAAACTTGCTATCAGCAATAGCCTGAGAATCAGTGTCAACGGTGGTTCTGATTCCATCTCTAACGGTATCGAGCTTGAGTCTTTCAGAGCCCAACATAAAGCCCATCTTGGCCAAACCCAATCCGCCACTACGTTCTTTTGGATCAAGATCAGACTTATCAGATCCGGCCACAGTAAAGAATGCATCTTTGACAATGCTTGGAGTCATTCCTCGAGCATTGTCTTTAACGGTAATTGTTCTATCGGCAGCATTAACAATAACGTCAATTTTGCCAACTTTAACAATACCCAACTTGACTGCCGCCTTGGATGCATCAAAAGCGTTTTGCAGCAATTCTTTTACAGATACGTCTGCTATGTTGGCCGCATACATGTTGGCACCCAGGAGCTTGATTAAGCCGCCCATATCGGCGTTTAACTTACCCTTCTCTGTGCCCGTCTCTTTATCGGATGCTTTAGACGCAGACGCTTTTGGCTCTCTACCGGGTCTAAATTCAAATGATAGAGATTTTGCTGGCACACGCTGGTAAGCTTTTGGATTTGTTGCGCTATCTGGCTTAAACTTAACGTAATCACCTTCGACGCCAAGAACAATACCTGGAACTGTTCCAAGTGTTACATGATCGCCAGGCAAAAATTCTTGAGATTTTTTATCTACAGCATCATGTATTTTGTCATTCAAAGCCTCCATTTCGGCTGGCTTTGCTTCTACTTTGGGCTGGCCAAACAAATCCTCTTGACCACGAGCAGCTGCTTGATCGGCAGGACGATTGCTTCCCGTCAAGGTAATCTGTGGAGCGCGCTCCATTACTTTGTCAGATCCCTCTTGGAATTCAAATCCAAATTTCTTGTATAAATTTACAAGTTGACCGTGATTGAGTCCAGTTTCTTGCGCGCTAAGAATTGGAGCTGGCTCAATATAAAGAGTAACGCCGTTTTTGTTTGCTTGATCTGTGATTTCCTGGAGGGCTTTAGTAGCCAAGCCAGATCCTCTCTTGTCTTTATCAACCAACAAAGCGTTAATGACCATCTGATCTGGCTCACCCATACCAGTTTGGACATTGTTTTTATTTTGAAATAAAACAAGTTGTGTTGAAACGGATAGCCTTACACCATCTTTTTCAAACGTACGATGCGGTTCTCCGCCCTTGTCAACATATGTTTTTGGATCGTTCAGCGCCAAAACTTTGTAGCCATCATTAACCAATCCTCTTGCGATTGGATAACTTAATTTTGCATTGTCTGGAGTAACGACTACGCCGGTTTCTTTTTTAACTTCTGGTTCTGTGTCAAACAATCCAGCTTGACCTTGAGCGGCCGCAATATCGGCGGGACGATTGCTTCCGGTCAAAGTAAATTCGCCAACGCCTTTATCAATCTCAGCCTTCTTCTCGGCCTCTTTATCGGCCTTGTCACGTTCTTCCTTGGCCTTTTCTTTGGCTCTTACTTCATCGGGGGTTTCGCCCTTGAGTTCCAGTTCTTTTTTACCTGGTTCAGAAACTCCAGCCTCGTGTTCGGGCTCATAGACCTGATTAGCTTGATCAGCTTTTCTTTGCTCATCGGCGGCTTCTTCAATGAGGAGATTGACATCTTTTAACTCCAGTTGTTCTTTTACTAAATCTTCTAATTCTTTGATGTTGCCTTCAATGCCTTCAATTTTTGCGGTCAATTCTCTAATTTCAAATTCTGAATTGTAGTCAAGATAATTACCATCTCTTAATTTTGTTTTGATGTGCTCGGTAGAATCCGTTTCATCAAAGAAATCAGAATCGTGACGCATTTTAGGCTCTAGATACGCATCCAGCAGGCCGCTAGAAACCAAATCAGAAAGATTGCCAGTTCCAGTTTTGCTTTTAAGTTGGTTAAACTTTGTGTCTGGGCCAATATCTTTTATCTCTCCCGGACTAAGTGCCTTGAGTTTTTTCAGAGCCCCAAACAATCCGCCTTTTTCTTTGAGCCTTGCCCTTCTTCTTTCCAGTAAATCCAATTCTTTATTGCGCTCTTCCAAGTCCATTTGTTCTTGCGTCTTTGGATAAGGCATTTCCTCAATTGGAGGACGCAATTGACGCATTTGTGGCTTGGCTACTTTGGTCTTGATATCGCCCACCAATTTGCGAGCAGCCAATACCGCCTTGCGATGCTCAATCAAAGCTTTGTTCAGATCTTTTTGAGCAGCTTGAATGGCTCTGTTTTGCTCGCCTGGCGTTTTGTCATTGGTTCTTGCAAGCTCATCGGCTGCAATTTGACCTTTTTCATTGATATCGTTTGACGTATTGTTCAACCGATCAATTGCGTTTTGATGTGCGTCAGGGTCTTTTGCTGTTGGCATAGCATCAGCCAGCCTTTGAGCATAATCATTGGCTGTATTGATGGCGCTAACCGAAGCTTTAGATATTTCTTCCAAAACAGGCAAGGGTGTAATGGCGGATTTATTGACACCAATTTGCGGCTTTACTTCTGGTGCTTTTGTTTCGGCGGGTTTTTCTTTGGCTTTTGGCGCCTCGAGAACAAATGGCTTAATAGACTTATTAAAATCTTCTATTTGTTTTTGATCAATTCCTACGCTAGCAATATCTTCAAAAAATTTATCTTCAATTTTGCCGTGTTCTTTTATTGAATCCAAAAGAACTTCTTTGATGTTTCTCTTTGCTTCTTCAGGATTCATCTCTTGAAGATCTGGCTCTTTCTTTACGCCAAGCTCATATATCTTATTGGCAAAATCATTTACATGATTATCCAATGTTTTTGGCTCTTCTTTGACTTTTGGTAGAGGCTTTCCCGCAAGCTCATCCAGCATTCCTTGAGTGTCTTGGCTTTCTGAAGGTGGAACTTGAGCAGCCCCCTCTGGAGCGGGGGCCTGAGCCGTCAAAGTTGGCAACTCTGGTTTTTTGGCAATCCCTTCCGGCTGAATCAATTCGTTGTGATATTGATTGGGGTCAAGACGATCTATAACTTCTTTGTGAATGCCTTCTGGCGTAAAGTTGGTAGCGTCAACTTGCTGCTTGATGGCGTCAGCAATTTGTTTGTTTTTGGCGTAATCCGTTTGGTTGTAAACTTTACCAGCAATATGAGCCCCGCCAGCAACAGCTCCAGACAATAACATCACATCAGGCAAAACTTCTTTGGCTGATTTTTGAATATCTTCTGGATCAGTAAAAGAACGTAAAGGCTGATCGCTCAATCCAGCTTTGACTTCAGTATTGTGCTGTCCTGTTTGCGTAACAGTCTCAGTGCCAAGCTCTGTGCCAAACTCAAGGGCTGTTGCACCAAAAGATTTAAGAGCGCCAATCAATCCCTGGCCAGCTTCTTTAAAAATAACGCTGCCAAGCTTTGCGCCAACCGCATTGCCAAGAGCTTCAGGAAGCGCTTCCCAAAGGCCGTGTTCTTTCACAAGGCCATCGTACTCTTTTGCTGTTTTAAGCCATTGTGCGTCCGTTAAAGGCTTTCCTGTAGCCTTCATTGATGCTTCGTCTAAATTCTCTCTAATGTCCCTCAAGAATCCATTAGTGTCCATCCGATAAGCAGCAAGACCAGATGCAGCTGTGCCGCCAGCAAACGCGCCACCAGGACCACCAACCATACCGGCAGCAGCGCCAGCCAATCCAGCGCCCATAGAAAGCACTGAGAACATTGCGTTTTGAGGTAACTCGCGAACTTTTTGACGGGTAATGCCAAGAATGTACTCATCCTGCAAACTTGGATCTTTTGCATTTTCTTTTGACAACTGTCTTGCTTTTGCAATAGCGTCATTTTTCCAGTCTGTTTGAGACGTCAAGTCTTCTGGAGTATTGCCGCCAACCAAAGATTGTGTAGCTGCGGCAGCATATGCTGGCGTTGATTTAGCGGCAGCAAAAATATCTTGCGCCAAGTTTCCACCAAAAACTTTAGGGCCAAGCTCCTTGCCAATTTGAGCTTCTCCTTGAGCGGAAGCGGCAAATGGAGCCCACCAAGGCTGTGAAGCAGCTGGTTGAGTTTGCGTTGGAGCAGGAGACTCTGCTGGTACTTTTACCAATTGGTTATCTGGCACGGAAAGTGCTGTAATGCCAGGAGCTGGAGCACTCTCTTCTTTGGGCATTAGGCTTGATAAATTGCTTGAAATAAGACTAACGGCTTGCTCTGGCGTTGTTCCCTCTGGAACCTCAAAGCGACCTATACGACCATCAGGCAATTCAAATCTTGCGATTGGCATTATGTATCCTTAACGACTTGGTTCAAAACCCAAAAATCTTACTCCTGGTGCGTTTGGATCTGAAGACCTGGGGCCGCCCAAAGCTGGACCAGCAGCAGTGGTAGATTGTGCACCAGGTAAGCCAGCAAGTCCAGGCTGAATAACTGGAGCTGCTGGGTATGAAAATGCGTTTTGACGCGGAGCATTTGGATCAACCGGTGTTTTTGGATTGCCCAACCAATCAAGCTCTGGCGGCTTTGCTGGATTGTAGTAAGGCAGCAAAGGAGGCTCTTGATTTTTTAGCTCTGGATGTGCTTTGTAAAAATTAGAAACTTGCTGATTGTGCAAGTCAACTAAATTATTAACAGCATCAGGCTGCGCATAACCAGTTGCTATCATGTCAGCAATCTTTTTTCTGGTTTCAGATGTTTGAGAATTAAGCCTAGCATCGAGCTGTGCCGTTGCTTTATCAGCGGCAGTGATTTGTCTATCGTTGTAATACTTAGCTTCAGCCGCCTGTAGTTCTCCAAGGCTTTTTGCTTTGGTTGACTCGATTGCAAGCTGATCTCTTTTAATTTGATTGCCTTCAGCCTCAGCCCTCAATTTACCTTCCTCTGCTCGAGAGGTGTTGAGTATTTGTTTGCCTGAAAGCTGTAGTTGCTGATGCGCTTGCATTTGTGAAGCTGCCGCGTTTTGCAAAGCAAGTTGATCTTTAACATCGCCTTTGATAGCTGCATTTTTGGCTTGAGCAGTAAGAAATTGAGCATGGTCAAGAGCATCTTGAGAATCTTCAATTGCTTTCTTACCAGATACATAAGCCGCAACACCTTCTTTGCCGCCAGCAGCAATATTCTGAAAGGCATAAGGAGAGGTGCCACCCAACATACCAAGGCCAGCTTGCAACAACGCCATCTGAGTATTGGTGTTTTTTCTCTCTTCAATATCAGCTTGTTTAGATTGCAGCTTTTGAATGTAGGGATCGTAAAGTTCAGCCGTTCTTTTTTGCTCTGGAGCGGCTTGAAGTTCTGCCGCCTCTCTAAGTTTTCTGGCGTAATCAGCTTGATCTTCTGCCGATATTTCTTTTGGAAGATCTGCTTCTGTTAGCGTCGTATAACCATAGATTGGATTTTTTTTAACAGCACCTTTGTCCGCAAAATGCTGTTCACCCGTAATGCCGCCGCCAGCCATCTTTTGGAGATTGTCAGCTGGCAAAGTACCAATACCCTGTTCTTCAGGCAGCGCTTGCGGAGCGGCTTGAGGAGCGGCCTGTGCGGCTTGTGGCATGGGGGCTGGACGCTGGGGCATCATCTGCGCCAAGTCTTGTTGGTTCACGGGTGGTTGAGCTTGACCTGCTTGTTTGGCCATTTGCTGAGCGCGCATGCTCTTTCTGTCCTGGCTTTCTTGGAAGGCAAGAGGAAAGATATAAGGGTCGTTTTGATGCATCTGTGCATACTGCGCCAACTGCGCATCAGACATCATGCGCAATGTAGAAGTTACATTATGTGGTGCTAACATCATTCCTCCATCTTGGCCAGAGCCAAATCAACCAAACCCCTAGACTTGATTTCTTTCGTAGAGCCGCCTTTAGCAGCCTTGAATGCGCCAAGTCCTGCTGCTGTTAATCCTACCCCCGCCACTTGTGAAAGCACGCTTGGAGGAGCTTGATAAACAGAAGCAGACTGCTGAGTCATCGGCAAGCCGCGAATCAAGTTGGACATGAAGTTCAACTGCTGGTAAGGATAGTTCTGAGCATTCAAGAAGTTCTGATACTGAGTATTGAGAACGTTCTGTTCTTGTTGCTGTTGCTGGCCGCCCAGCTGATTCTGTAAGCCTGTAATACCGAGATTCTGGTTGTACTGAGCATTACCCAGCGTACCCAAAGTATTTGCTGACTGAAGGGCTGTATTGAGGCCCTGCATACCCAGGTTGGCGCCAAACTGTTGCTGCTGAGCATTGAGTTGGTTCTGAGTATTAAATTGATTCTGAGCGTTATTGAACGCTGTGTTATAGCCTTGACCAATCAAGTTTTGGTTTGCGAGCTGGTTGTTAAGGTTTGTTGCAGCGTTTTGCACACCAAACCTAGAGCCCCCAAACGCACCCGCTTGAGTGGCTTGAGCGTTTTGTACTTGCTGATTAGCGCCTTGCAACTGCTGTTGGATGGCCAGCTGAGGAGCAAGAGAAGCCTGCAAATAAGGATTCATCAAACTCTGCGCATCAGAAGCGGTAAAGTTTGAGGGTTGGAAAGTATATTGAGCGTTAAGACCGCCAAGTCCAGCCATACCTGCCAGAGCCGTACCTTGCCCCAATTGAGGTGAAGTCTGCATTAAGGCGGCATTGTTGTAGGCCGATTGCTGTAATGGCGTAAACTGGGCCACCTGATCGCCCATATACTGCTGATATGGGTTAGTGTTGATGTCAGTTAAAGATGCAGCATTGCTTAGTAATTGTTGGCCGTATGGGGCTATCTCTGGAGCAAAGCCCGTCTGGTATTCGGTTACTGCGGTTGGTGTCGCGGTCGTGGTCATGATATTTCCTTATGCGGGAAGGTATTTTGATGCGTTGGTATTGGTCGCTACACGATCCTTACCCACAGTTTTTTGACGGGCGCTTTGAATGCGGTCCATCATCTTGTAGAGTTGACGAGCGCCTGCTTCAGTTGATCCATTACCCAGCTCAGAAACGATACGAGCAGGAACCACAAACTCGCCATCAGCAAGACGAGCAGGCTCAGGATCAGTGCTGCCGATAGTAGCAGGTATTGAATCAGAGACACCATCGCCTGGGCCCCGGAGTAAACGTCCACCATCTGAGTACCCTCCCAAGTGACCAACTGACATGCCGCCAGCTGCAAGACCCAATAAACCGCCTTTAGCGTTGTTTAAAGATCCATCGGATGAAGAGCTGCTTGAGCTACTTGCCGTGCTTCCAAACAAAGTTCCATCAGCGTTGTATTTCTTACCATCAGTACCGGTAAAAGTACCATCGCCGTTGGGGTATCCCATTAAGCCTTTTGCAAACTCTGTATAGCCCAGAACTTTAAGCGCATTTGGATTGGTCAAACCTGTTTGTGGAACACCCAAATAATCTTTGGTTGCGCTAAACGCAGAATCATAGTTTGGATTTTTTATGTATGTATGCGTTGTTGGATCGTATATCTGAGGCGTATTGACCATGTATTGAGGGCTTAATTTTTGACCCATCAATTGTTGATACGGAACAGATACCTCTCCTGTTGGCGTGGTTGGCAAGGGATTCCAAGGCGCTTTACCCATCAAGTAATCATATGCCGCTTTTGATCCACCCGTCAAAGTGTTGTTGGCCGCATTGAATTGATCCATGTTTTGATAAACAGGATTAACGTACCCAGTGCTACCACCGCCAGCTGTGTAAGCGTTGGTTACTTCGCTCATGCCAGAGAAACCGCCATAAGGACGGCCGGGGACATTGGGTGTTATGGTTTTAGATCCATCTGGGTTTAATGTTATGTCGCCAGGATTGTTTATATTTCCGTACGGATTTTTTGTGCCAGCAGGCGCATTGGTCTGTGGATTAGTTGGAAGAGCTGTAGATGTTTGATTCCCCGCGCCTCCAGCGCCCCCACCACCTCCCGTCGTGTTGATGGTATTGGTAATTGTTTTAACTTGAGGTAATGTTGAGAATTTACCGTGTGGGTCAACTTGGTTATACAAGGCTTGAATAGCATCTGGCGTCATGCCCAATGCATTTGCCATTGCAGTAGGATTAACATTCCAGTTATCCATTTCATTTGCAATTTGTGTATTTGCTGCAATGCTATTTGATGTTCCAGAAGGAACACCAGCTGCCATTTGAGCAGCGTAAACAGCATTTTTAATTTCAGTTGTTGCAGGACTTGTTCCTAATAAGGCATCAAAAGAAGATACCTTGGATTGAGTTGGGTTGGCTAAACTTACCGCTGAATATGGGTTAATTCCAGAAGCAAGGAACTTTTGTACAGCGGCAGGATCAGCATTGGTTGCAGCTTCAGCGGCAGCCAAAGCAGCAGGATCACTTGTGTTTATATTGTTTTGCGCAATATAGTCTGCCATTTGCTGGCCTGTATAGTTATTGTATGCAGGAGCAGCATTAACAACAGGTGCGGCTGAAACAGCAGGAGCGCCACCGCCAACAGCGGGAGCGCCAACGGAAGGTGCGCTTTGAGCAGCTAAAGCAGCTTGCACTTGTGCATCTGAAACACCGTACTGTTGTTCAGCGGCTGTTAATGCGTTACCAGACAAATTATTGCTGGTAACGTAGTTTGCAATTTGTTCGTTTGTATATGCAGGCGCAGCAGCCACATCACCGCCATCATCATAGTGATGAATACGTCCTCCATGAGCCAAGGCTACAAGACCGCCAGTAGCGGCAGCGGGAGCCATTCCTTGATGTGTATATCCACCCATAGGCGAATAGCTGCTGTACCTGATGAACTGCGTGTTAGGCGAGTTGGGCATATTCATCTTTTGTGGCTGAGCAGCAGCTTTTAAAAGACTAAGGCCACCTGCGCCAATCGCGGCTTGCTCATACCAAGGCAAACCTGTAAATTTGTCAAACAAGCTTTTCTTGGCCTCATCTGTAACGGCTTTTTTGCCTGCTGTATCGGCTATGGTATTTGCAGCAGATGCTGGCGCTGAGGCAGGCGCAGTAGGCATTTGTGTTGCAGTCTGAGACAAAGGCATGCCATCAGGACCAAGGTTATAGTTGTAACCACCGCCTGGTGTTATTGCGGGATTTCCTGCGTATACATTTGTTGGCGGGTTAAAGTCTCCAACATTAGCATTTGCATATTGATTTGAAAAATCAGCAACATTGGATGGAACTTTTACCGATCCAGCTGGTGCTTGAGCATTTGCTTTACTCCACATTTCATCTGTTCCAGCATCTCCAGGACCGTAAGTAGTTGGAGTATTAAAATGACCCATATTAAGGTCTTCGCCTAAGTTGGCTCCGCCATATCCTGCCATGCCAGCCATTAAACCTTGAGCCAAGTTTCCTGAAGCAAGACCTGAAATACCACCAGTTATTATGCCTGCCGCAGCAGCATTTGATGTAATTCCAAGAGAACTTAATCCAGTTGTTTCGGCCAATCCAGGAACAAAATAGTCCAATGCGGCAGCAGCAGCCATATCCACCAATGGATTTTTAGTGACGTTGGAAATGCCTTTACCAAGGTCATGAATGCCGCCGGATATATTTGCTATTGGGTTTGAAAAGAAGCTCATGCTTGCTCCAAGAATATGTTAAAGTTTACCATTTAGCCGACCTTCCAGCTAGTACCATTTGAGTACACCGGCACAGTATTTGTACCGCCGCCAGTCACTGTTGCACCAAAAGTGGTGATCGTTGAATCTGATACAAAAGTTCTAGTACCAATGTTGCTGGTTGAAGCTGTAGGCAATTTAGCAACTGTTGTAACGCTGGTATTTGTTATGTATGAATCAGTCAATATCGTCAGGGCAGAATTCAGCTGATTAAAAAACAGACGCAAAACGTTGGTCAGCTTATCCCCGTACTGAGACTCATACTGAACCGGCGCCAACGGCAAGTTGGGTGGGGCTGGGTTGATTGGTTTTGTTGCCATTACCTTCTGCCATCCGGTCTAGCATCAAAACGGGGTGAACCCAACTGCCAAGTGGTGCCCAATTGATTGGACTCCATCTTAAATATGAACTGGCGGCCTCTGATGCGGGTATAAACATAGCCAGTGAATGTCTCAGGGTTGCCGTTGATGTTGACGCTGTAAACCGGATTGGGATAAGTTTGAGTGACGCCAGATCCAGAATTAACCAAAGACTCAATGGTCATGGTAGTGGTTGGGTTTGTGGCCGTCGAATTCTCAAACGTCAAGTCAGGCAACACTTTAGAGATAAACGCAAAGTGATCCCCAGTTGGATCTGAAACATCAAACTCAGAGGAAGCAATATAAGCGTCTATAGGCGCAGGAGTGCCGGTCTCATTATCATCAAGTCCGCTTTCTTGATTGACCAAATAACCGTTGTATGTAGCGCCAATAGGGTTGTTTTGCAGAGTAGTATCAAGCCAAGCGGTCCTACCCATAGTGCCGTAGTACCAGGTATTTTCGATGTAATTGTAGACAACGTAACTGTTGATTTGCGTTCCAATACCGGACACATAAAACCACCAGACTTCGTTAAAGCCTTCAACAGTGCTGCAATATACCTGTTGGTTTTGTTGGTAGTTGATGTTCTGAAATACGAATCGGCGCAAGTCGCAGTTAAGCGTTTGTACCCGTCCATCGTATTTGTAGAACTTATCAATTCCCATCCAGTAAACAACGCCAGACGCCAAAACGGCCGCATTGGGTCCAATGATGGAAATGTTCTCAGACAGCAGCTGAACACCCCAAACATAGGGAGGTCCAAGATACTGCAATGAATAAATAGCCGCATCAGTTAGGACCACAATCTCTTGGCGCGTTTGAATAGCAGCAACAATCTTTGATCCGTGAGATAGACGCACATCACCGGCTTGGTTAGTAACATCAGGATACCAAACAAAAGGATTTTGCTGATCTGACCACCTGATCTGCATAGGATCTAAATAAGTGGCTCCGATTGGATTGGTACCAAACACCAGTACAAAATTTGATGAATCTGATACTTGCAGATAGTTTTGATAGATTGGCACGTCACCTAAAAGCGATATAGACTGCGTTCCAGACTGTGTTCCTGTTGTGTTAATAGCCGCCCCACCGGGGGTTGCTGCAAGATTAAAAGCCGTGCCAGATACGTTGATAACGTAATAAGTAGTGTTTGGCGATAAACCAGTTGGCAAAGCTCCGGTAGTGCCCAGCTGGATTGAGCTACCATTAGGGAGATTGACAGACGATGTGATGACCGCTGGAGATGCA